CTCTTTGAGGTTCTGTGACCCACCACTCTCCACTCTTAGCATGTCGCATACGATCATCACTAAGATTGGATAGACTGATCAAGGCAGACCTACGCACTCCCCCAACCACTACCACATCAGCAACCTTACACATCATGTCATGGCACTCCAAGCTTGTCAGCTTGCGCCCTGTTGCATTCCTGAACATAGCAATAGAGAAGTGAAACAATTCCTCAAGGGGTCCGGGACCACTAGCCCTACCCCCAAAGGTCTTCAACTTAGCCCCTGCCGGTCTGACTTCAGATACATCCCAGCGAGGAACCTGTCCTGCATACAATAGATTTATCAACTCCTTGAACGCCCTGAACCAACCTTCCTTGCTGTCTTTCACAACGATACAAGTCTCGCTGGTCTCCATTGTATCTGGAACTGTAGGTAGCTGATTAATGAACTGCCTCTCAACAGAGAACCCAACGCCTGTCCCGTGCATTAGAATATACAGGCACTCATCAAATGACCTTGGGCTGTCCACAGGCAAGTAGCTACAGTTGTAGGCAGCGATATGGTTCCTAGCTAATGCAGGGCCAGCAGTCATCATGGCCCTCATGGAAGGCATTACCTTCATTGCCACAATGGCTACATACAAATCTGTGAACAATTCCTTTGGCATATCAAAACTATGCTCCTTCTTCAGGAAATCCCTGTAGAAGTTAAGCAGTCTGGTTACCGTTTCCTCCCACGTTTCTCTACGCCCCTCCTCTTCAAGCCAACGACTATAACGAGATTGATGAATGAATGCTTGATAATCAGTCTTCATTTAAAGGCAACTCCCCTTGTGTGTTTTGTTCTGCACTCTGGTGTGCATGTAAGATACCATTGATGATATGAGCAACTTCTTTGTATGGTCGCTGTGCAAGATAATTCAAAATTTCATTTATGAGATTATTATTTAGTTCCATTTTCTTCAACTCCATGATATTCCATTTGATCAGCAAGGCGGTCTATATACCATTGGGCTTTCAGTACGTCCTTTAGGGGCATACCCTTGTGCATATGCCGGGAAACATACTTTATAATATTCCCCTTGAGGTAGCCCCGGAACTCTACCTCAGACATAGAATTTTTTATAAGGTCGATAGTTTCAATACCTGTTTTATTATAATGGTCCGGGTTATTCACCTGATCTACTAAATCAGTAGCTGTCTGTGTGTCTTCCATAGGTATTACCTTTCAAATTATTTTTGTACTGCTGTTAGCCGGTGTATCGTAACGCCACCTAAACCAAAGAACATGTCGTCAATATAGTCAGTTATCTCTGGTACTACATGTCCATCTGCTGGAATAGGGTATTCTTCCTCATCTATTTTTAGAACGAGTTTGATGTTAACCTCTATCACCCTGAACCCCGTTCATGTTTTCTGAAATCAACATTGATTACACTTCCTTCCGTTGTATATTTATTCTTAAAGAAGACTTCTTCCTTCTTGGCTGGTTCATATCGTCCCTCTGCAAACTGTACATACTTACAAGCTTCATCATATAAATCTGGGTTCTCCTCGTATAAAGGTACAGACGCACAGATTGTTTTCACTAATAATGTTAGATTGTTAAAATCTTCTTCACATAAAGTAGAAGAACTACTTAGGTACATATTAATTTCAATTTCACCCGTCCAGTTATGTTCCTCATCTATGGAGGGACTCACCTGTATAAGGAAATCATCCTTACCCATATCAATGCTTGGCATATTAAGTACTCCTCTTATTTTTAAATGCTATAAAATTTTCAAATCCTTTTTTATTTTTCTCCTTTAGCCAACTTTCAGGTATGATCCTGTCATAACAAAGGAAGCCATACTTATCGCACCATTCCTTATACGTGGACTTAGCGCCTTTGTACAGCTTTCTCTTACTGTTCTCGAATACAAACCTAATATCTAAATTAGGGTGCTGTCGTTTTATCTCCCTGTGTTTCCTCCTATCCTGTGTAACAAACCTACCCTTAGCTTCTATGATTATGTTATTGGGTAGTATAAAATCAGGTGTATAGGTCCGGTAAGCTAAGTCTTCCCACTCTATTTTTATAGCCTCGTATTTAAATTGTATTTTTTTAGTGTCGAGGTATTGGGAAACTTTTAACTCTAACCCGGACCTATACCCGTGCTTCCTAGCTGCTTTGAATCTCTTACCATCCATGCCAGAAAGACTATTCTGTAACGTAGTTAACTATCTTAGGAGCCTTTGCTTTTGAAGATTGAGCAGGTAACTCTTTAAGGGTAGGCCAACATGAGTACTTGTAATCACAGAACCCACACGTAATACCTAGTATGTGCTTACCTGTAGGCTTCCCTCGAAAGTACTCCTGTTTTTTATCAAAGCTCCTTTTAAATTTGTTATCTTCTAAGTTCTGTTTAACAGTTTCTATTTTACCACATTCATTTTTAATGTCAAGCCCTGATGCAGGAACATATTTAAATTCTCCGTTGGCTTTATTAATTACCCACCATCCCCCAGCTTTTTTGTTTAGGGCTTTGGCATAGCCAGCCAACTGACTTACGTAACCAAATGAATCTGATTTTGCTAAGTCTTCATAAGAAGAAAACTTATAATTGTATGACCAATTTGAGGCAGACTTAATGTCGTCAACAGCACCATCAATACTAAGATCAGTAGTTCCAGATACAGTGGTGCCATCCTCAAGCTCAAGAACAACCTGTTCACTATCTTCATATTTAACTCCTGCCTCTGTAAGCACAGCCTTAAACACGGCTTCTACAATATCACCAATCATCATGTTCATAATAAATGTGGTGGACTTTGGACGGGCATCATCTGGTTTATTTTTATTGTACCAGAGTTGGCAATAGGGTCTACCTACGTTTGACATACGCAAGTTAAACTCCTTCCTGTTACTAGACCCCTTACCAAATTGGCGGCGTAGAGCCTCTCCTATCTGTTGACACACTGCGTCTATCGTGCCCTCAGACATCTCCGTTTTATTATTAACGGCATCATCAAGATATTGATGCACCGCCAATTCAGCAAGGTGTTGCATATTAAATCTCCTTAGTCTTCAGCGGCTGGATTGATAGTAATAAACTCATCAACTAAAGCAGCGTCATCAGTTGAAAGATTATTGATATGTTTATCTTCCCACTCAGAACTGATGTAGTCGTTATAGTTTGAAACCCACTCAATAAAGTTACCAAAGATTTGTTGAACGTCATCATCAATGGTGAAGGCTTCGGGGTTCATATCAAGTCTGACGCTAGGTACATAATACTTATTACCATTAGGTAGCTCTCGTGCTTCCGTATCACAATCAAACGTGTGCTGTACAGGAAGACGCTTCTGCTTCAACAATGTCTGGAAGGGTTCACCAACATGCTTGAATGCCTCACGCTGATCAACTTCCCAGATAAAGGGGATGCCATTCAACTCATAGTCCAATGCCTCACCATCTTCCTTAGTAGGAAATAGCAAGTCAACGGTCCCAAAGATAACACGTACTCTCTTAATCTGGCGGATCAAGTTCTGCATATCTTCCGGCAGGGCCTTGAAGTCTTGGATGTACCCAGCCGACTTACCGCAATTGAAGCCGCCTGTGTTATCTTTCAGGTCAATGTTAAGGCTATCAGCCATTACAGTTTTAACAAACATATTTTTGGAATTGCCTGTACCCTTTACAAAACGCTTATGCATAAAGCGTTGCATGTATGGCCGGATGATAATGTTAGAAGCATAGTATGTCTCATCCGTATCGGGCATCTCTAATTTATAGGCACCCCCTTTGACTACCTCTAGGTTCATGTGCTTGCCTTTAATCTCGACGTTGCCCATGATAGGGGTATGGTTAATGCGTAGCCTAGCTAGGGTACTACGGGCCTTGTCTGATGAAGGCTGTTCACCAGAAATGCCCATCACCTTAGCCATGGCATCGTAGTTAGCTGTGTCTATTGTTGCTACTTGATTCATTGTGTATTTCTCCTTTTATCAATGCAAAGATTTGTAGTTTTAACATATTTCTCATTTCGTGTCAAGCCAATTCTCACCTATTTTTGATTCTAATAACAGCGGAACATTAAAATCTATGTCCCACTCTTGGAAAATCAATTCATGTA